ACGACAGTAACTGTTGCTGAGAATGTAATAGTGGAAGACCCACTTGCTCCGACAGTAGCGGAAACTACTGTTGCAGAAGTGAAGTCAGTAGATACAGAAGATGTCTCTGTGGCAGCACCTGAAGCACTTAATCCATCTAGTATCATACCAGCTTGAATAAAGCGAAGTGGGCTTCCGACATTTACTGTTGAAGATGTTACGTTTACAGTTGTTGTATTGACCGAAGATTGGTTAGAAGCAACTGTAGATAAATCTCCACGACTACCAAAATAAAGCATTCTATTAAAATACTTACGACTGTTACGAGTCATTCTATCCATTTCCTCGGACATAGCTTCAGCAAATGCTGCTCTATCTCCTTGAGACTGTTTCATAGCCTGTGCGGAAACTTCAATGCGACCATACCAATATTTTGGCGATACTGTGGCTGTTACATAGACTTCGTTTTGTGCAGTAGGTAAAGTTCCTCGTTCTGATCTAGTACCTACACCAAAGTTCCTGCCAACGTGCACAGGATAAACAAGTCTTCTACCACCAACACGTTCAGAAGCTGCGTTAGCAATATCAAACATTGTTACTTTTTCATTCAGTGTATCTCGTACTTTTCCTAGAAACCAGTCCTTCAACACCGCATCAAATGTGGTAGTTGTTGCTGGCATAGCTTACTCCTTACTCTCCTTGCTCCATTTGATCCATATATGCTTTTAAATCAGCTACATGGTCTGCACTAGAAAAGTTTGTATATTTCTTTTCTTCGCTGGAAGGAATCGGTGCTCCTGATCCACCTCCAGATGCAGGGGGCAAACTAGAGTTCTGTTTAAGTTTATTAGTGTGTTCTGATATAATTTGCTGTTTATATGAGTTTACATAACTTGCTCTCTCATTTACAGCAGTTTCCATTGGTGTTCCCAGGGCCACTTTAGCGTAAATCGTATCCCAATCACCAGCTTGTAAATCTGGATTTTGTTTAGCGAACTCTGCTTTCTTCGTTTCCCAAGCAGATTGGGCTACCTGATTTTTTAATTGAGAGGTATCCTGTTGCACCTGTCGTTGCACATTTGCCACTTGATCTTGTAACTTTTGTATCGAAGCAGCATATGGGTCTTCTAACTCAAGTTCCCTATACCTATCTTCCTGCGTTTGTTGTTGTTGTTGATAGGCAAGTTGTTGAGCTCTAGCATCAGCCTGCTGATTGACCCAATCGTCTAGGCCTTGCTTTTGTTGCTTTAAGTTCTCCATCTCCTGAGAATAATGATAACCTTTCTGTAATAGTTCCGTTGTTCTAGGGTCATTAATGTCCCAGTCTACCTCTTTTCCACTTACCTTTAACTTTAAAGAGTTCGGATCACTTGTATCGGCAGGTATTTCACCGATGTTCTGATCTCCTACATCTTGGAATTGTTCCTCTTGAGGAGTTCCCATATCTGTGGTTTGATCTTGTTCTGCCATGTTGCTCTCCTAATATAGTTAGTTTCCACTACGTCTAAATTGGGCGTAGATAGTTCCTGCTCCAACTAAACCATGAACAGCAATATCGGCAGTTGAAACAATGTTAAGGTCTTTCAAATCTATTGTTGTTGCTGTGTTTAGCATTAGTGTTGGCAATATCGCAGTACCACCGACACTAAGTTGTACCTGTGCTGCTGTTGCAGTTGCAGAAATAATCACTCTATCTAAAATAGTTTGATGTATTCTTTGTTTCGGATTTGGGCCATTTACATTGGTTACAGTCGAAGATATAAATATCGCTGTCGCTGTAGGTACTGTAATTGGACCAGTTGAATAACTATGATACCAAGTTCCATGTTTATCTGGCATTACATTGGGCCTCCTTGCTGTATTCCCTCGTCAGGGGTAGCAAACTGATCGTCTTGAACTTCTTCTTGGATGGCCCCACCTTGCTGTTGGCCTCCCATTTGAGCAGCCATAGCTTGAGCATTTGCTGCTTGGATTTGTTCAGTTAAAAATGCACCATGCTGTTGCAGGTGTTGTTCGTACATTTGGTCTATTTGTGGTTGTTGTTTAATTAATTCTATATATTCTGGTGCTTTACGTCTTCGGTTATGTATCTTAACGTGTAGCTGGTGATCTTGATATCGTTTTGCTATAGGCATAGCACCATTAACCATTTCTCTATTTTCTGTTTCTGCCTGTGCTTCATCAAGTGCTTGTTCAGAGAATACATCTTGTGTTTGTCCAAACTCTAGTAACTCCATGACTGTACGCCAATCGGTTCTACCAGTTTCAGGATTAATAAATGCACCTCTCTGTTCCATATCGAGTATTTCTGCTTTCCTTGCCACTAAACTAAATGGAGCACCTAATGTTCCTGCAACTACAACTTGTGTATTTCCTCGAAGCATATCTCCAGTAAAGTTATCTACGACATCTACTTCGTTATTTTTTCCAATGATACGAATCTTTTGAGGAACTACCATTCTTTCCGAAGCTATTAATAAAGCTAAATTTGCTACCCTAGCGTCTGCTTCTGCTATATCTATCGCTGTAGTTCCTATTTGTGTGGTATCTGATTCTTGTAGTAATTGAATAGCGACACCACTTCTTGCACCAGAAGGTAAAGCACCTCTCGATACTTCTCTAACCCCTGATTGCTCCATCATATTTTCTCTGTGTTGCTTTAACACATTAAACAAAGTAGGTTGCGGAGGGTGTATATTTGCCATGTGTGGCATTTGTCCACCAATAGGAATTGCTTCCACTACTTCATCGGCAGAGGAATCTAGGTTTGATTCTTTGAGATGTGCACCTCTAGGTACAATCCATTTACCTTTAAATAACGAATGATGTTCTAATATAATAGATAATGCCTTATTGTATGCTTTCTGATCTGGTATCTGATCTTCTAAAGAACTTCTTCCCCATAAACGGAAAGGAACATCAATCTCTCTATAATGTACAAGAGGTAGAGGCCTATCGCCATTATTATCTTTTGGTGTGGGATTGTCTCCCATAAACAACATTATATTATTCGCACATATAATCATTCTTCCATCAGGAAACTCTGGAGTAGATTTTTGCCAATACCTTTTTACTACTGCCCCTTTTTCAGAGGGTTCTCCACTTGCTCCTTGTGGGTTAATTTGTGATGTGGTTGGAGATACAAGTCCATCTAAAAACTTTTCAAACGTAGATGCTGTATCTCTATATTCTGGCGTTACATATTTTCCTTTATCTGGAAACTGTCTTCGTATTTCTTCTAAAGATAACCACTCTCCGACTATAGCGGAATCACATTCATCTAACTCTGTTCCACTTCCTATAGGAATTACTGAGAAAGGGGATAAAGTTTTAATAGATAACTTTCCAGTTCTATATTGTTCCACTCCCACGACTTGTTGTTTCGATTGCATTACAGGTTCTCCCATTTCGTTCATCATGGGATTACCCATTTCATCTACTTGCTCTATTTCAGTAGTTTCTTCTTTAACACTAGATAACATCTCACCAGAATTAGGATTCCATTCTGTTAACAAGAAACCATTTCCACAAGATAAGACCCAACCAACCAATCTTCTCTTTAATTGTTTCCAATGCACGTCATTTTTAATATGAAACCATACCTTTTGGGCTAAACGTGCAGCATCTACATCTTCTTGTTCGTTAGAATTAGGTAAAACACTTATAGCTGCATTACCACTAGACAATTTAGATAAATTAATTCTATAAGCAGACATCATTAAATTAGATGTCATTCTAACTTGTCTTCTCCTAGAAGGAGGTAGCCATAATCTATTTCTTGATGGATGCCATACTAAATGCTGAAATCCAAGTAAATATGCAGTATTTAGAAACCATTGTCGGTGATAGGGTTGCATACGATTTATACCCTTTTCCCATTCCTCTTGCACCATCGCCATCGCACCAGTTTCTGTTTTGGTGTGATCTATTTCATCTTGCAACTCTCTAGGAGTAGTTGGATCAAGCGTGATTTTATCCTCTGCCATCTACATCACCTTTATTTGTACTATATTCAGACATTAAGTTAGGAGGTAAATCCTCTCCCAACGCCTGTAAATAAATAGAAGTTTCGTTTTCTGAAGCTGTAAATCCATTTCCATTGTTAGTTTCAGAATAGTCTAAGTTTTGATTGGCAGAATATTCTCCATAATCCCTAGACATAATCCTATCTAACAACTCTTTCTCTACAGCGAAATGTCTTTCCTTGTCTTTAGTCCTCTCTCTCTCTTTCAAAATAAGAAGACAAAGACAAACCAAGCCAAACGAAGCTGAAAATATTGTCTCTATCAAGTTAATCCTCCCAAATAAGGATCATACACTTCTTCCTCGTCTCGATATTTCTTTGGATACTTTACTTTCTGTTCCTTAGTCATGCTATCCCATATCTCTGCACCATCTGGTCCAGCAGGGTGTGTCTGTATTAAATACTTAATTGCATCAAACGCATGGTTATCTTTCTGTACTATTCGTTCAGGCTCATTCTTTTTCATAACCTGAGACTGATTTAACTCATCATGTCTTAAATGGTTCAGTTCCCACCAAAGTTTAGGACAGGCATGAGTAATAATTACTTTAGGGTCTTCTAAATTCTGCCATGCTTTATACAATGCTTGTGCAAAAGCCACATCATCACCAGCACGACCAGGTACTAAAGGCCAACCAAACTCGGTAAACATATCACCAAGCGTTTTTATTTGTTCTCTATCACCCTTACCAACACCACCACCCCACTGCAACATCGTTCTCATAGAAGGATCGTGTGCTACAAATACCAAATCTTCCCAATCAGGGTGTGCTTGAATAGCAGCATTAATCTCTTGTGGCTTTTGTTTCGGTCTATAATATTCCCAATAGAATATAATCGTTCCAGTAGGAGATATCGTTGCTAATTCAAATGCACTGGGGTTAGAACCACCCCAGTCAAATCCAGCATATCGAGGCCACCAAGAAGGAATAATTCCGTCTTTAACTACATGATGTAATGGTTTATATACATATTCAGCCCAACGTGGTAGTTCAGGAAATACAGGTTTACCACTCGCAGCGTATGGGTCCATCTCAAACTCCTTACGC